GTCATCTACGTGTGTGTCTGAACTCTACTTAGGGCCTGACCTGCGCAAACGTGAAGGATTTTGATCATGGCTGGTCCGGGGCCGGTGGAGCGCGCGGTCCGTGCCGAGTTCCGGTCACTGTCCGTGTCCGTGCAGCGGGACGGCTCGGCGGCGCTGGCGGTGTCGCTGGCCCGCCAGATCGACACCAGCCGCGGCGCGGTGGCGGCGGCCGCGGCGGCGGCTCAGCTGCGGGCACTGCTCTCCGATCTGCGCCAGGCGGCTGCGGAGCAGCCGGAACGGGACGTGATCGATGACCTCAACGCTCGACGCGCCGCTAAGCGCGCTGCTGGGTGATCAGCGGCCGCGGCTGCAGTCGGTGCCGCCGTCGGCGTCATCGGAGGGCGACCGGGTCGCGGACCTGGCCGCTGCGGCGGGGCTGGACCTGGATGACTGGGAGCGGTGGGTCCTGGATCAGGGGCTTGGCCGGGTGGCGGGCGATCAGTGGGCGGCGTTCGAGGCGTGCCTGATCGTGTCGCGGCAGAACGGGAAGGGCGCGATCCTGGAGGCGCTGGAGCTCGCGGCGCTGTTCCTCGACGATTTCGGCGTTGACCTGATCCTGCATTCGGCGCATGAGTTCAAGACGGCGTCTGAGGCGTTCCGGCGGGTGCAGGGCCGGATTGATAATCATCCGCAGCTGCGCCGCCGGGTGCGGCAGGTGTACTTGCAGCGGGGCGCGGAGTCGATTGAGCTGAAGAACGGGAAGCGGCTGCGGTTCATCGCCCGCTCGGGCGGTTCCGGCCGCGGGTTCACCGCTGACCTGGTGATCCTCGACGAGGCGTACGAGCTGGGCGACGCGGCGATGGCCGCTTTGCTGCCGACGCTGTCCGCGCGGCCGAATCCGCAAATCTGGTACACGTCGACGGCGGGGCTGCCGACGTCGGCGCAGCTGGGCCGGGTGCGGGAGCGGGGCCTGTCCGGCCGTGACCCGTCGCTGGCTTTTTTCGAGTGGTCGGCGGACCCGGACGATTATGATCCGGCGGATCCGGCGTGCTGGGCGCGGGCGAACCCGGGGCTGGGGATCAGGATCACGCCGTCGTACATCGCGAAGGAGCGGGCGGCGCTGGCGCCGGATGAGTTCGCGCGCGAGCGGCTGGGCATCGGTGATTACCCGGCTACTGCGGGCGGCTGGGCGGTGATCAGCCGGGCTGACTGGGCGGCGCTGGCCGACCCGGCGAGCAGCCTCCCGGAAGGTTCCCCGGTGGCGTTCGCGGCGGACGCTGACCGTAACCAGGCGCACGGCTGCATCGCGGTGGCCGGGTTCCGCGAGGACGGCCGGCTGCACGCCGAGGTGGTGGACCACCGGCCGGGGACGGCGTGGATTCCGGGGCGGCTGGCGGAGCTGAACGCGAAGTGGGCGCCGCATGCGGTGGTGATCGACCCGAAACGCCAGGCGTCGCCGCATATCGGCGAGACGGAACGGCTCGGCGTTGAGATCACGCAGCCGACGGCGCGGCAGATGGCGCAGGCGTGCGCGGGATTCTACGTGGCGGCGCATGACACGCGTTCGCTTGTGCATCTGGGGCAGCCGCCGCTGGATGCGGCGCTGTCGCGGGCGGTTAAGCGGGAACTGGCGGATTCGTGGGCGTGGGACGCGCCGCGCGGGACCGACCTGAGTCCCCTGGTGGCGGTGACCCTGGCCGCCTGGGCTGCGGCGGCCGGCCAGCAGCAGTTCTTCGGCGCGTGGCGATAGGGAAGGCGGCACCCGGTGACCACCATCACGCAGCGCGTCCCCCTCGACGACATCACCCGCCAGGCGCGCGAGGTCCGGCCCGGCCGGGTGGCGCTGACTGTCCTCGCCGCGGTGTTCTTCGGCCTCGGCTGGTGCGCGGGCCGGGCATTCCTGGGCGTGGCGTGGCTCGCGGTAGCGGTGAAGGTCGGATGGCAGGCGGGAGCGGCACGTGGCGGGCCTGCTCGAACGGATCGGTAGCGCCCGCGCCGCGTCCCGCAGCGGTGACGAGTCCCGGTACTCGATTGACCAGTGGATCAGCCAGTACCTGATCCCGTCGGCGGGGCAGTTCACGTATAACGGGCAGTCGTACCCGTTCGGTTACGGCATGTCGCAGTCGCTGGCGGGGAACCGGGCCGCGGAGATCGCGAACAGCATCCCCGGGTACCTGGCCGCGTTGCGGGCGTGCCCTCCGGCGTTCGCGGCGCAGATGGTCCGGGCGCGGGTGCTGTCGCAGGCGCGGTTCACGTTCCGGAACCCGCCGTGGTCGAGGTCGACGCCGCGGCGCCAGTTCGGGAACACGGACCTGGCGCTGCTGGAGCGGCCGTGGCCGAACGGGACGACGGGTGACCTGATCGCCCGGGTGGAATGGCACGCCGGGCTCGCCGGGTCGGCGTTCGTGTACCGGCGGCCTGGGCGGCTGCGGGTGCTGCGCCCGGACTGGACGGCGATCATCTCCGGGTCGCACATGGAGCCGGATGACCCGGTCGGCGCTATCGACCGGGAGCTGATCGGCTACGTCTACGCGAACCAGGGCGTCGGCGCGGGCGATCCGCACCTGCTGATGCCGGACGAGGTCGCGCACGTGTGCGCGATCCCGAACCCGGACGGCGGCGAGGGCGGGGAGTCGTGGCTGACCCCGGCGATCCGGGAGATGCAGCTGGACCGGCTGACCGCCGAGCACAAAATCAGGTTCTTCGAGCAGGGCGCGACGCCGAACCTGGTGGTCAAGGGCGTCCCGGCGGTGTCGCGGACCCAGTTCGAGGAACTGGTGTCCGAGATGGAGGACCGCCACGCCGGGGTCGCGAACGCGTACCGGACGCTGTACCTGACCGCGGGCGCCGACGCCACCGTGATCGGGTCGAACCTGGCGGAACTGGACCTGAAGAACGTGCAGGGCGCCGGGGAGACCCGCATCTCGATGCTGTCGCAGGTCCCGGCGACGCTGCTCGGCATCTCCGAGGGCCTGTCCGGGTCGTCGCTGAACGCGGGGAACTTCGGGATGGCCCGCCGCATCTTCGCGGACCTGTGGATATACCCGGCGCTGGAGAACCTCGCCGCGTCGCTCGCGCCGATCGTGAACGTCCCGGCGGACGCGGAGCTGTGGACCGACACCGCGGACATGCCGATCCTGCGGGAGGACGGCAAGGACGCCGCGGACATCGAGGCGGTGAAGGCGACCACGATCACCGCCTACGTGAAAGAGGGCTTCACCCCGGAATCGGCGGTGGCGGCGGTGGCCGGCCAGGACGTGTCGCTGCTGAAGCATTCCGGGCTGACGTCGGTGCAGTTGCACCCGCCGGGGACGACGCCGCCGCTGCCGGGCACGCCGCCCGCGGTCCCGGCGCTGAACGGCGCGGGAGGCCCCGGTGGATGACGCGCGGACGTCGGACCTGGCCCACGGCCACGGGTCGGCGCTGTGGGACTACTGGACCCACGGCAAGGGGTTCGCGAAGTGGTCCGGGGCGCTGCACAAGTGGGCGACCCTGCGGCGGCTGCTGCTCAGGGCGGGGGTCCCGCCGGGCCAGGCGGACGGGCTGACCACGAACATCATCACGGCCGTGATGCCGGGTTACATGAAACTGGCCCACCACAAGGGGAGAGCGATGCACTTCGCACCCGAGGTTGACGTGGTCCGCGCTGGCGGCGGCATGGAACTGGTCCCGGGAGACGGGACGCTGGGGACGCTGCACGGCCGGTTCTCCGAGTTCGGCCGCTGGTACCGCGTGGCATCGAAGCTTGAGGGCGACTTCATGGAGCAGGTTGCCCCGGGGTCGACCGCGGACACGATCCGGGATAACCGGGATTCGATGCGGGTCCTGTTCGATCACGGCATGGACGCGCAGATCGGGAACAAGGTGCTCGGCCCGATCGACGTGCTGGAGGAGAAGGACGACGGCCCGCATTACGAGGTCCCGCTGTTCGACACCAGCTATAACCGGGACTTGCTGCCGGGCCTGAAGGCGGGCGTGTACGGGGCGTCGATGCGGATGCGGGTCACCGGCGACAAATGGAATGACAAGCCCGCCCGGTCGGACTCGAACCCGGACGGGCTGCCGGAGCGGACGATCACCCGGATGCGGGCATTCGAGTTCGGGCCGGTGACGTTCGCGGCGAACCCCGGCGCGTCGGCCGGGGTCCGGTCGGCCACTGACGAGTTCTACAACCGGCTCCGGGAACGGGATGAGCCCGCGTTCGCGGACGCCGTCCGTGCCTGCGGCCTGACCATCGAAGACTTCACCGGGCGGGACGGCGAGCGGATCGCCCCCGGCGGTGACCGAACGGACGCGCTGCCAGGAAACGGCGGGACGTCACCCGATCATTCCGCGGCGCTGCTGCGGGACCGTATCTGGCGCATGAGAGGAAACGCGCGCAATGACTACTGAAGTGCACGAGGAGCGGCTCCTGCCCGGGAGCCTGGATGACCTGCGGGGCCGCACCCCCGAAGAGCTGCGGCAGATGTTCGAGATTCTCGATGCGCACCTGAAGTCGCTGCACCAGGCCGACGACGGGGAGCTGCGGGACCTCGACGAGGCCGAGCAGTCCGCGTTCGATGCCGGGATGGAGATGCGCGCGGCGATCGAGGAGCGGCTGAAGAAGCACGCCGAGATCAGCGAGGTGTTCCGCCGCCGCCCCGCCGCCGTGACGCAGGCGATGGCGAACATCCGCTACGGCCTCGACGACCCGGCCGGTGACACCCGCCGCCTGACGAACCCCGAGGCGCGCGACCGGGCCCTGCGGGTCCTCGACAGCCGGGACGCGGGGGAGCTGTCCGGGCCGCAGAAGGACCAGGTCGAGCGGATGATCCGCCGCGACCACGTCTCCGCCCGCCGGGTCATCGTCACCGAGAACGAGGACTACCGCTCGGCGTGGCTGAAGATGGTCACCGACCCGCACCCGATCCTGACCGACGAGGAAAGCCGCGCGATGCAGGCGTGGGCCGAGTTCCGCGCCATGGGCGACGTGACGACCACCGCGGGCGGGTTCGGCATCCCGGTCTTTATCGACCCCAGCATCATTCTCACCGCTCAGGAATCCGGGAATCCTTTCCTGTCACTCGCCCGCCAGGTAACTATCAATACGAACCAGTGGAAGGGCGTCAGCTCGGCCGGTGTTTCGTGGGCGTTCCAGACTGAGGCCGCGGCCACCACGGACAACAGCCCGGTGCTGGCGCAGCCGTCGGTGCTGGTGCACATGGCGCGCGGGTTCATCCCGTTCTCCATTGAGGTCGGGATGGACTACCCGTCGTTCGCGTCCGAGATGTCGACGCTCCTCGCGCAGGGTTATGACGAGCTGCTGGTGCAGAAGTTCACCGTCGGGTCCGGCACGGGCGAGCCGAAGGGCATCCTGACCGCGCTGTCGGCGACTGCGGGTGACCGCGTCGTCGTCACCACCCCGGGCAGCATCGTCGCCGCGGACCCGTACAAACTGTGGGCCGCGCTGCCGCAGAAGTACCGCCGTAACGCGGCGTGGCTGATGTCGATCGGCGTGAACAACGCGATCCGGCAGCTGGGCGCGGCGAACGTGTTCCATGGCTACACGGTGAACCTGCCGTCCGAGTGGGCGGATCAGCTGTTCGGGAAGGTCGTGGCCGAGTCGCCGTACATGCCGCCCACCACGACGTGGACGACCACGGCCGAGGGCCAGGCGATCGTCGGGGACTTCAGCAACTTCGTCATCGCCCGGAACGGCGGCATGAGCGTCGAGCTGATCCCGACGATTTTCTCGGCGACCGCATCGCCGGGCATCGGGTTCCCGACCGGGCAGCGCGGCTGGTTCGCTCACGCGCGGATCGGGTCTGACTGCTCGAACGTGTCCGGTTTCCGTCTCCTGGTCCACGGCTGATCCCGGTGGCCGAGCAGAAGCAGGCCGAGCAGCCGAGGCAGGCGGCGAAGGCCGCGCCGGTGCTGGGCTCCGCGGCGGAGTCCGGTGACCCGGTGGTGCACCAGCTGCTCGCCGCGCGGGACATCGCGGACCGTAACGGCGATGAGAAGGCCGCGAAGGCGGCGACGGCGGCGCTCGCCGAACTGGGCGTCGAATAGGCGTGGCGGCCCGGGTTCCCTCCAGTTCCCGGGCCGCCACTCAAACTGGAGGAATCATGGAAGCTGTTTACGTGAAGGTCGATTCCGCGGTGGTGACGCTGCGGGATGGCACGCCGTGGACGCTGATGAAGGGCCAGCATTACCCGTCGGATGACCCGGTGGTGCAGCAGAACCCGGGGATGTTCTCCGCTGACCCGCGGTACGGGGTGACGTGGACGGGCCCGCCGCCCGCGGAGATGGCTGAGCCGCCGGTGGAGGAGGCCACGTCCCGGCCGGGGGAGCGGCGGAACGTGCGCCGTGGCTGACCCGGAGGACCCCGCCACGGCGGTGACCGTCGCCTACGTTCACGAGAAGCTGATGGCGTCGTCGTTCCACCACTCGATGATCAACATGATCGGGTGGGACCTGGCGCATGAGGGCCGGATCATCCGCGGCGGGTACAAGGCGTGGACGTGCGGTACCGACGGCCTGACCGATTCGCGGAACAAGCTGGTGGCCGCGTTCCTGAAGGAGCACGACGCGCACTGGCTGCTGTGGATTGACACGGACATGGGGTTCGCGCCGGACACCCTGGACCGGCTGTTCGCCGCCGCCGACCCGGAACTGCGGCCCATCGTCGGCGGGCTGTGCTTCACGCAGCGCGAGGAAGAATCCGACGGGATGGGCGGCTGGCGGTGCCGCGCCACCCCGACCGTGTTCGACTGGACGGTCCTCGACGACGGCAAGACGGGCTTTTCCGTCCGGTGGGATTACCCGCCGAATGCGCTAACCCGCTGCGCCGGCACCGGCTCCGCGTGCGTGCTGATCCACCGCTCCGTGTTCGAGCGCATCCACGCCGAGTACGGGACGTGGTATGACCGGGTGCCGAATCCGGCGATGGGCCAGGTCATCTCCGAGGACCTTTCCCTGTGCCTCCGCGCGGGCGCGCTGAACATCCCGGTGCACGTCCACACGGGGGTGAAGACGACGCACCAGAAGGTTCTGTGGCTGGCCGAGGACGACTATTACGGGCAGGTCGCATTGTCGAAGATGGTCCCGCAGGTGCCGCCCGCGACGGAGGCCACGGCGGTGATCGTCCCGGTGCTGGGCAGGCCGGGTAACGCGGCGCCGTTCATGGAATCCCTGGATGCGTCCGGCGCTGACCTGGCGCAGGTGTACGCGGTCGCTGATGACGGTGATGATGAGACGGCGCTGGCATGGATCGGGGCCGGGGCGACTCTCATTCCCTGGCTGGGCGCGGTTCCGGGGACGTTCGCGCAGAAGGTAAATCTCGGTTACCGGAAGACGGACGAGCCGTGGCTGCTGCTGGCCGGGGATGACGTGCGGTTCCACCCGGGGTGGCTGGACCAGGCGCAGGCCGCGGCGCGGGACGGCGCGGACGTGGTCGGGACGAACGACCTGCACAACCCGCGGGCGCTGGCCGGGGAATGGTCCCCGCACCCGATGATCCGCCGCGCCTACGTCGACGAGACCGGCGGGTCGTGGGACGGCCCGGGCACGGTCGCGCACGAGGGCTACGGCCACTGGTTCGTCGACGACGAGATCGTGACCGCCGCGAGGCAGCGCGGCGCGTGGGCGATGGCGGCCCACGCGAAAATCGAGCACCTGCACCCGATCTGGGGACTCGCCGAAGAGGACGAGACGTACCGGCTCGGGCAGTCTCATATCGAGGCGGACAAGAAGCTGTTCGAGTCGAGGCTGGCCGATCATGGCTGAGCCGTATTACGCCGATGACCTGGTGACGCTGTACCTGGGCGACTGCCGCGAGGTCACGGAGTGGCTGGCCGCCGACGTGCTCGTGACCGACCCGCCCTACGGCATTTGCTGGCGGAGCGGTCGCGGCACGCGGAAGATACCCGTTGACCGGACTGGTCAGATCGACGGTGACGGCAACACGGCACTGCGCGATGACGTGCTGGCACTGTGGCCGACCCTGGCAATCGCGTTCGGTGATCTGAAGATCACGCGGCCTGCGCGGACAGCGCAGACCCTCATCTACCGGAAGCCGCCCAGCAGTGGCACCTATGGCACGGCAGCCGGGTTCCGTCATGACGTTGAAGCCATCTATCTGATCGGAAGGTGGCCGCGCGGGATGGGTGGCCAGTCGAGTGTCATCTGCACGGGAGCGCGGGAGTCTGGTGGCCCAACGGGCGCCGCTACACGCTATGGTCACCCGCACGCCAAGCCGGTAGACGTCATGGAGACGCTGATCGCCGCGTGCCCGCCGGGTGTCATAGCTGACCCGTTCGCGGGCTCGGGAAGCACGCTGGTGGCCGCGCGGAACCAGGGCAGGCAGGCCATAGGCGTTGAGCTTGAGGAGCGGTACTGCGAGATGGCGGTCCGTCGGCTCAGCCAGGAAGTGCTGGCACTCAATGCATGACCAGGCGCTGCAGTGGATCGGCAAGCACGCCACCGACGAGTCCGTGACCGTGCTCGATCTGGGCGGCCGGGACATTAACGGCTCGCCGCGGCCGCTGTTCCCGAACGCGGTCCGGTACACGGTGCTGGACGTGATGGACGGCCCCGGCGTCGATATCACCGCCGACGCGGCGGACTGGGACCCGTTTCCGGTGACGTGGGATGTGGTGGTGTGCGCGGAGACGTTCGAGCACACGGCGTCGTGGCGGGCTATCTGCCGCACTGCGTTCAAAGCGTGCGCGCCGGGTGGCCTGTTCATTGTCACGACGGCGGCGCCGGGACGGCCGCAGCATTCGGCGGTGGACGGCCTGTTCCGGTTGCTGCCGGGTGAGCATTACGCGAACATCCGCCCGGCCGAGCTGGAACGGGTGCTGCTGGCCAGCGGGTGGGAGTGCGTGGAGGTGGATGTGCGGCCGGAGCCGTCGGACGTCCGCGCGGTGGCCCGGCGGCCGCGGTGACCCGGTTCGCGACGGACAAGGTCACGCACGGGTACCTGCCGTCGTACCTGCGGATCGCGGCGGCGCTGGGCCCGCAGGCGCTGGTGTGCGAGGTCGGGGTGTGGAAGGGCGACGGGCTGGACATGTTCCAGGCGCTGTTCCCGCAGGGCATCGTCGCGGGGGCGGATATCAGCCCGGACAGTATCTGGCCGGCCGGGACGTCGCGGATCGTGTGCGGGCAGGACGACCCGGCGCTGCCCGCGCGGCTGGCCCGCATCTCGCCGCACTGGAACCTGATCGTGGACGACGCGTCGCATGACGGGAAGCTGACCGCGGAGACGTTCCGCCTGCTGTGGCCGCTGGTGGGGCCGGGCGGGTTTTACGTGATCGAGGACTGGATGGTGGGGTTCGGCGGCTGGGCCGCGCATGAGGACTCGACGATGCTGGGCACGGTTCACGGGCTGCTGCCGCTGCTGGCCCGGCCCGGCGAGGTAGCGGATATCACGCTCAGCTACGGCCTGTGCGTACTGCGGAAAAGGTGAGGCATGAGCGAGGCGCATGACGGCCGGAACCCGGCCGACGTCGAGGCCGAGGAAGCTGCCGCCGAGGCTGCGGCCGCCGAGGCGAAGAAGCGCAAGAAGGCACCGGCAGCCGGGGATGACGACGCCCCGGCGGACAAAGACAACTAGGAGCGCGGGTCATGCCCATCAGTGATATCTACACGGCCCGGTCCGGGATCGTGACCGTCAACTCCTCGTCGGCGTCGCCGCTGCATTCCGTGGTGGGCACGGCGGCGAAGCGCGCGTGGGCGGTCGGCGTCCGCGTGAACATCGTGCTGACGACCGCCGCGGCGGGGAACAACGTGCTGTTCCAGCTGGCGCGGGCGGCGAACTCCTCGGACGGGTCGACGGCCACGCCGGTCCCGTCGCCGCATGACGTGTCGGCCCCGGCGTCGATCTGCACGAACTTCACGGCGTGGACGACGCCGCCGACGGTGGGCGTGATCCTCTGGGAGCAGGAGCTGCCGTTCACCACCGGCAGCAGCTGGGAGGAGTTCCCGCCGTCGGGTTACGAGTGGCAGGTACCGGCGATCGCGGACGCGGGCGCTTTGAACGGCCTGCACATGTTCGTGACCTGCTCGGTCGCGAACTCCAGCACGTTCACCAGCGACATCGTGTTCTCCGAATGACGCCATGAGCGGCATCACCGGCACGCAGGCCGAGCTTCTGTTCGTGACAGGCGCTGCCGTCACGAAGAACACTTTCACCACGCAGGCGGCCATCTCCGGCGTGCTCGGCACGAACCCGGTGTGCAGCCTCCCTGCCGGGTTCTTCCTGAACGAGGTACCGAACCCGGTCAACCGCGTGCTGCTACTGGAGGCTTACGGGAACATCGCCACGACCTCTGCGGCGACGTTCCTCGGGGCGATCGGCATAAACCCTGTCGCGGGTGCCATTACCACGCCGACGCCGCAGACCTTCGCCGGTGCCCTCGCGCCTACGGCTGCGGTTACGTGCCCGTGGCACCTGCGGGCCTACATCACGTGCACGGCGTTCGCGACTAGCACCATGACCCTCCAGGTAAACGGGACCTGGCGGGTGGAGTCCGTCGCGTCCGGCGGCGTTCCCACGGCTGCCGCCCAGTGCAGCGGGTTCGGGTTCTCTTTCACGACCCCCGACCCTCGCGTCACGCAGTACGTCGAGCTGTTCGGCACCTGGTCCGCGTCGGCCGCCGGGAACACGACCACGCTCCAGCAGATGCTGCTGTGGGGCCTGAACTGAGGATGGCCAGATGACGACTATCACGGTCCCGCCGACGACACTGGACGTGGGCACGCATGCGTTCACGGGCGCCATCGACGATGTTGATAACAGCGTGCTGGTCACCTTGAACCGCACCGATACGGGCGGCCTCAATGAGCTGACCTCGGATTCGACCGTTTTCATCATGATCGGGCAGTCCGATGACGGCGGGGCGACATATTACGATTCGGGCGGCGGCGGCCCGTGGCCGGGCGGGATCGTGCCTGATAAGCACGGTAACCCGGACCTGACCGACTTCATCGGCACGACGTTCGAGCCGGGCACGGGCCGCAGGGCGCGGCTGACGGTGACCATCGCCGGGCCGGTGCCGGTCGTGGTCAGCGGAACCATCGTCACGTCATAACCTCCTAGCCGGGAGGGCCGGTCATGGCCTGGTCGGTCCTTCAGGAAAAATCGAACTTCGGCTCCAGCCTGAACGCGACGGTCACGTTCACGACCGCGAACGTGTCCGCCGGTACGAAGATCATCGTCTGGATCACGGTGGACGCGTCGGCGTCGCCGCAGTCCTCGGTCACGTCCGTCAAGGACGGCGCGCTTAACACCTGGACGCTGGTAGCCGGCCCGGCGTCGGACAACTCGACCGGGGCGACGTTCTGCTACGCGCTGGACACCCCGGCCGGGGACGTGGGCACGAAGCCGACGATCACGGCGACGCTGACGTCGAACTTCGGCTGGGCGATCATCGTCCAGGAGGTCTCCGGCCTCCTCGCCGGTAACACGACGGCGATGCGGGACGGCACGCCGGGCCTGGCGAACGCGTCCAGCACCGGCCCGTGCGTCCCCGGCGCGTACTCGACGGCCGCGGCGAACGAGTACCTGATGGCCGCCGCCGGTGACCCGGGCAACTCCCGGACGATCAGCAACTCGGCCGGGTACACGGCCAGTTCCGCGCCGAACATCAACACGTCATCGACGGCGGACCTGTTCGTCGCGTGGAAGAACTCCACGGGCGGCGCCGAGTCGGCGTCGTTCGCGATCACGGGCACGGCTAACCCGTGGTTCGCGGTGATCGTCGCGTTCCAGCTTGACGCGGGCGGCGGCGGCCCGGCAGTCGCGCCGCACATCGGCGGTAAGCAGTGGCGGCGGCGGCGGCGTCACCGGCAGCGGTGGCTGCCGGTCCCGGACGTGGCCGCTGCCGTTACCCCGGCGGCGGTCCTGGCCCCGCAGCGCCCGGCGATCGTCTCCCGGGCAGCGTCCCGTGCCCGCCTCGGCTCCCGGGGGATGTGCGCGGCGGGCATCGCCGTCGCGTCCGTCGTCACCGCGCAGCCCGCCGCGGTCGTCCAGCGGCCGCCGGTCCCGGTCACCCGCCCGGCCCCGGCCCGCGCTCACCTGGGCCCGCAGGGCCGCAACGCGGGCGGCATCGCCTCGGCGATCGTCACGCCGCGGGGCGCCCCGTCCCGCCCGCGGCCATTCGTCTTCCGTTCCCCGGCCCCCGCGAGGGCGAGGCTGGGGACGGCCAGCCTGCCCGGCGACGGCACCCCGGGCGCGGCCGCCGCGACGCCGGGGACGCCCGCGCGGCCCAGGCCGTTCATCTTCCGCAGCCCGCCGCCAGGACGCGCGAGGCTCGGCCCTGCCGGGCTGCCAGGCGACGGGACCGCCAGCGGCATCGTCACCCCGCGGGGAACGCCCGGCCCGTCGTGGCGGCCGCAGCCCCGCAGGCCGGGACCGCAGCGCGCGCTGTGGCACGGCAACGCGGCCCCGCAGGCGATAGCGCCGGTCATCACCGCCTACCAGCGGCCGCCGGTCTCGTTCCCGCGCCGCCGCCCCGCGCGGGCGGTGCAGGACGGCTACGCGTCCCAGGTCGTCACCCCGCGCGGCACCCCGGGACCGTCGTGGCGGCCGCAGCCGAGGCGCCCGGCCCCGTCAAGGGCCGTCTGGCACGGCAACGCGGGACCCTCGGCCGTAGCGGCCCCGGCGCCGCAGCCGTACGCCAAGCCCCTGCCGCAGCCGCGGTCACTGCCCCCCCGGCGCGCGGTATGGCGGGGGAACGCGTCCCGGGCCGTCACCCCGCTGGGGACAGCCGCGCGGCGGCCCGGGCCGCAGATAAGCAGCAAGCCGCGAACCCGCGCCGTATGGCACGGCAACGCGGGAGCGCCCCCGCCGCCCGCGTCCGCGGCCCCGCCGAGGTGGCGGAGGCTGCCGGACCGCAGGCGCCCGCAGCGGGCGCTCACCCGCGGGCTGGCGGCGCCGTTCGTCCCGCCGCCGCCGTTCACCATCGGCGCGCTGACGGCCAGGGACGCGCCGGGCAGCACCCTTACCGCGGCCGGGGCCAGCGCCGCGCTGACGGCCAGCACGGCAGCGGGCGGCACCCTTGCCGCGGGAACGTCCGGGGCCGCATCGGGCAGCGGCTACCAGCCTGCCTACCCGCCGTACTACGGGGCGCCCCCGTCGGGGACGCTGACCGCCGCCGACGCCAGGACGGGAGGGCCCGGCTAGTGCCGTACACCCTCCCGGCTGATACGCAGGTCGCGTTCGCGGGCGACCCTCCCGGCGACGTCAACAAGATCGTCGACGTGCTCTCCGGGATGGGCGCCCGGTCCAACGTCCTGAACACCGCGCTGGCGGGCGGCGCCGACGCGACCGGGGTGGCGGACTCGGCACCCGCGATCCAGGCCGCGATCAACGCCGCGGCGGCCGCGGGCGGCGGGACGGTCACCCTGCCGCCGGGCACGTTCAAGGTGAGCACCGCGCTGGCGGGCGCGTCGCTCGTCCGGGTCACCGGCGCCGGGCGCGGCGCGACGACGATCACCTCCTCGGCGGTGAGCATCTTCAACATGTCGCCGGGGTCGCTGATCAGCGACATGGAGATCGACCACCTGACGCTCTCGGCGACCGGGCATGACATCTTCTCCGGAGCGAACGTGGCCCGCTGCCACGTCCACGACTGCACCCTGACGCAGAACTCGGCCGGGTTCGCGATCTGGAACGACCCGGCGGTCACCCTGATGATCGAGTGCTCGTTCATGCGCAACACGGAGAACGTGTCCGGCGCCACCCGCACCATCGCGGCGTGGTCGCTGAACTCCCAGTCGAACTCCCAGCAGGTCAACGCGAACCTCTGGCAGAAGAACGTCTGCAACAACCTGGGCGCCGACGCGTCGCAATACTGGTACCAGGTGATCAGCAGCGGCGCGGCGACGGCGAACCTGGCCAACACGTTCCGCGACATCGTGTTCGAGAACCCGCTGGGCGGGATGATCGACCTGCAGTCAGCGGGCCGGTCGGTGCTGGAGAACTGCCTCGCCTGGGACACCACCGGGACGATCGCGAACTCGCTGATCCGGCTGCGGAAGAACGCCACCAGCAGCCTGCCGACGCGGGGCACGAAGGTGCTGAACTGCGGCCGCGCGGCGTCCGGGTCCGTGCTCGGCGGCGGCGTGTCCGACATACAGCTCGATGTCAACTGCGTTGAGACGCTGATCGAGCTGCCGACGATCGCGGCGGTGCTGGACCTCGGCGGCTCCACCGGGGTGAGGATCACCGGCGTCCCGGCGTCGCTGACGGTCAGCGGCGCGGCGACGACGGCCACGGCGGGCGCCAGCGCCGGAGGCAGCCCGCCCGCGCCGGTGATCCACCCGGGGCCGACGAACGAGTCCGGGTTCATCACGTTCGGCACCGGCTCCGGCCCGGGCGCCGGGGCGCAGGTCAACGTCACGTTCGGCACCCCGTTCAACGCCATCCCGACGGTGCTGCTGACCCCGGGCACCGCGGGCACGGCGAACCTGTTCCTGGCCGCGTCCAGCGTTACCGCCGCGGGGTTCAACATCTCGACCGGGGTCGCGCCCGCGGCCAGCCAGGCGAACACCACGTACATCGCCAACTGGCACGCGGCTACCTAGGGAGGTTCCGGATTTCCAGGTATCCCCTCAGCCAGCCAATTCGCGTCAGCACGGCCGTCCGTGACGTCTTCGGCAACCTGGTCAACGCGGGCGCGCTGTCGCTGGTGGTGAAGATCGCCGCCGCTGGCGGGACGATGACGACCACGGGCACCTATGCCAGCCCGGTGAACGACGGCACCGGCCTGTACCACCAGGACATCCCCGTTACCGACCTGGTGAACGCGGGTCACTACCAGTACGCGTGGACGGCCACCGGCACCGGCGCGGGTGTCAGCTTCGGCGAGTTCGACGTGTTCGACCCGTTCGAGCCGTCCGTCCTGCCGTTGCAGGACGCGAAGGACATGCTCAACATCCCGCAGGCCACCACCAGCAGCGACGCCGAGATCCAGGCGTACATCGCCACGATCGAGACGTCGCTGGAGGGCATGACCGGCGGCCCCCTCGTGAACCGGGTCATCACCGGGGAGCGCGCCGAGTTCACCGGGTGGCTGACGCAGCTGCAGGTCCGCCAGCGTCCCCTGGTGTCGGTCACGTCGATTACGACGGTCGCGTCCGGGACGGTCATCGACATCTCGGCCGGGCTGGACGTGAACCCGGCGGCGCGGACGGTCCGGCGCAAGGACGGCTCCCCGTTCACCGCCGACTCGTGCGCGGTCCTGGTCACCTACGTGGCCGGGTGGGGCACCCAGGTCCCGGCCGCGATCGGGCTGGCCGCGCGGATCATCCTGCAGCATCTCTGGGATACCCAGCGCGGATCGGTCTCCCTGCCGATGCAGGGCGGCGACGAGATGGCGATGCTCCCCGGGATGGGGTTCGCGATCCCGCGTGCCGCTGCCGAGCTGCTGAACGGCACCCAGAACGGCATCCCGTTCGCCGATCAGGTGTTCGCGTGGTGAGGAAGCAGCGCCCCGTCCGGGGAGATACGGAAAACTGCGCGCTCTGCGGCGAGGACTACGAGATCGAGTACGGCCACCGCTGCGGCGGCCGCCCGCGCCCGCGCCCGCCGGGTGAGTCCTGGTGAGCACCATACGGTTCAGCGACGCGGTCACGGCCCTGCTGGCCGCCTATTCGGCGGCCGCGCCGCTGGCCGGTGTCCTGATAGCGGACGGGCCGAACCCGACGGCGCTGGCCGCGGGCGATTTCGTCATCGCCGGCCATGACGGCACCCTCGACGACCGCGGCGCGCTGGCCGCCGTCACCGACGCCGGGTCGGCCGCGCAGGAGTGGATGGCGTTCCCCGCCCAGCGCGACGAGGCCGGGACCGTCAACTGCGTGGCCTGCTCGCAGACCGGCGACCAGAATGACCTGGCCGGCCGCCGCGCCCGCGCGCAGGCGATCGTGGCCGCGTGCGAGGACGCCGCCATCGCCATCACCGGGAACATCGAGTTCGACGGGACCCTGGAGGCCCGTTTCCTGTCCCGCCAGGATTCCGAGGGCTGCGCCGTGATCGTCGCGTTCGCCGTCGGCTACAACTGCCCGTTCTAAGGACCCCGCAAATGATCGTCGCCGTCGAGGAACTCCCGGACGGGACCGTGCTCCGCCTGCCCGCCTACGATCCGGTGACGGACCGCGCGGCGCGGAACAGGGCGTGGAAGGCCGCGCACCCGCCCACCGCGGAGCAGAAGGCCGCGGACAGCAGGCGGACCAGCCCGCGGGCGCGGGCCCGGTACCGGGCGCTGACCCGGCTGGCGCATGAGAACCCGGCCCGGTTCTTCGTCCTGATGGAAGAGGAACTCGCCCGCGAGCGGGAGGCAGCCGCGTGCGCTGGCTGATCATCCACCCCGGCCCCGAGTGGAGCGTGGCTGATGTTTACGCCGGGTGGTCCGAGGCGCTCACCGCGCTCGGCGAGCAGGTCCGCGAGTGCAACCTGAACCGGCTGCTGACGTTCTTTGACCTGGCCGTGTTCGAGACGGGCGAGCACGACCCGGCGGGCTACCCGCAGTTCAGGAAGGCCGTCACCCGCGACGAGGCGATCGGGCAGGCGGCGAAGTTCGTCCGCGCCGAGTGCTTCGACTGGTGGCCCGACGTCGTCCTGCTGGTGTCCGCGTTCTATATCCCGCCGCTGACCCTGGAGATCATCCGCGCCCGCGGGATCAGGATCGTGGTCCTGTTCACCGAGGGCCCGTACCAGTCCGAGACGCAGCTGAAGATCGCGCCCTACGCGGACCTGTCCCTGCTGAATGACCCCGTCGACATCGACCGCTATGCGGCGATCGGCCCGGCGGCGTACATCCCGCACGCGCACCGCCCGTCGCTGCACTGCCCCGGCCCGGCGGACCCGGTCATGGCATCCGACCTCGCGTTCGTCGGCACCGCGTTCCCGTCGCGGATCAAGTTCCTTGAGGCCATGGACCTGGACGGCTGGGACGTGCTGCTCGCCGGGATGTGGCTCGGCCTGCCGGAGGACTCGCCGCTGCGCAAGTACGTCGCGCACGAGCTGGCCGAGTGCGTGGACAACTCCCAGACCGTGTCGATCTACCGCTCCGCCCGTGCGGGCCTGAACCTGTACCGCACGGAGACCGAGCCGGACGCGTCGGCGCAGGGCTGGGCGTGCGGGCCCCGCGAGATCGAGATGGCCGCGTGCGGCCTGTTCTTCCTCCGCGACCCGCGCGGCGAGGGTGACGTCCTGTTCCCCATGCTGCCGGTCTTCGACGGCCCGGAGGACGCGTCCGAACAACTGCGCTGGTGGCTGGAGCACGACGGCTACCGCGGCGAGACGGCCGCGAAGGCGCGGCAGGCCGTGGCCGGGCGGACGTTCGAGGCCAGCGCTAAAGAGTTGCTCCGGTTGCTCGACCGGCAGCCCGTAAGTATGTAGGGGAAAGGATCAGCCGTGACTCGGTTCCACGGAAGGAACGGGCAGGTCTACCTGGCCGTGGCGTCGGGTGGCACGGCCGCGCCGCTGCCGTTCCAGGCGACCTGGACGATCAACATGGCCGTCGACAAGCAGGACGTGACCGCGTTCGGCGACGCTAACAAGTCCTACGTCGCCGGGCTCCCGGACTCCTCCGGTGACTTCGGCGGATTCCTAGACGACTCCACGTCGCAGACCTACATCGCCGCGACGGACGGGCTGCCGCGTAAGTTCTATTTGTACGCAAATGCGACAGCAAATCCTTATACGTACTGGTATGGCCAAATTTTGCCCGATTTTTCCGCAGACGGATCAGTCAGCGGACCTGTCAACTTCAAGAGCAGCTGGAACGCATCCGGCCCCGTCGTTCGCTATACGCAATGGGGCGGCATCGGTACCTGATTTGCTTTCGAGGTACGCAATTGCTGCTTTAAGCACGGCTATGTTGTCGCGGGCGTAGCCGAGCATCGGGTTGCAGCGGTTGCAGAGCAGTCCGCGGATCGCGCCGGTGTCGTGGTCGTGGTCGACGCTGAGCTGCCGGGCTACCCTGCTGTCCTCGGTGTTGCCGCAGATTGCGCAGACGCCACCCTGTGCTTCGATGAGTGCCAGGAACTCGTCGTGGCTGAGTCCGTATTCGCGTTCCCGCTTCCGGCGCACTAGCTGGGCGCGCTCCCGCTGCGGTGACTCGGCGCTGTGCGCTTCGCAGTAGCGGTATCCGTTGCCGTGCAGCTTGGGTTCAGTGCAGCCCGCCATGTGGCAACCCGGCCTGCGGCTCCGCAGGCGCCTGCTTTCCAGGTCGCGCTCATAGCGGTCGTCCCGGTGTTCCTGGCAGAGCCTGGATCCCTGGCCCGGAACCTTCGGGTTCTCGCAGCCAGGGAACTGGCATGGCCGCGCCTCTGGTGCTGTCACCGACTGAAGCACGACTCGTCGTGCACCGTGCCGCCGTGCTTGCAGTTCAGGCCGCCGTCTAGCACGGTCCTGATGATGGTGTTCGCATCAGTGCGGCACCAGCAGTCCGGGCCTGTGTGCACGTGCACGCCGCCGGGCTCGTTCAGGCGGAGGGCCCCGGCGGCGGAATCGGCCAGCATCTTCAGCGTGGCCTCCAGCTGGCCGCACCTCTGGGCCAGCGTCTCGCCCGGGTCCGCGCGGGCCATCAGCGCGCGCGCGTCGGCGATGATCTCGGCGAGGCGGATGCGCTCGCTGTAGGGCTCCGGGTTCGCGGTGCTCATCGGTTACCGCCTTCGCATGGCACTAGCTCATGGGACTGGTCCGGGCCGTAACCCGCGCCGTCGGCGTACCGCTTGTGCGGGAACAGCGTCCCGTCAGCCTGCCTGGCGACGGCGCCGTGACATACCGGGCATGTGCTCATCTGGTCTCCTCTGACTGGCGGGCTTCGTGGAGCAGGATGCGGACGGCGGCGGCGATCGAGATGCCGCGGGCACCGGCGTAGGCCCGGAGGAACTCCTCAAGGTCGGCGCCGATGCCCAGGTGCAGCTGGTAGGTCATCAGTGCACGCTCCCGAAAGTGCGCACGAGCGTGGCGCGGTACTTGCACCCGTCCTTGAAGCCGTGGCGCTCCTGCCAGTCCTGGAGGCTGCCGATCATGTCCGACGTCGCGGGGACGTGGAATTGCACGGTCCTGCTGTCGCCGGAGGCGACGTGCACGACGCGGGTCCTGACGACCGGCGGGAGTCCGAACTGGGGCCATGTGATGCGCACCCGCTCGACTGTGCCGATGTTGCCGGTGTTGCGCAGCTCGACCTCGCCGAGCAGCTTGCCCTCGATGTTGCTGCTGAAATCTATGTTGTCGTTCAGCGAGTAGTCGCATGATCCCTGGAACGTGCCGTCCGGGTTCGGTGCGGCGGGCGCCGCGGCTGGCGTGGCGGGGACGGCCGACGTTGCCGGGGCTGCGGTGACGGCCTTGTGGGTGGCGCCGGTGCTGGCGCACCCGGCGAGGGTGAGCGCGGCGAGTGCCGCGGCGGTGATGACAATCTTCCTCATGACTGCTCTCTCTATGCGTTGCGGTAGCGGGTGATGGTGACGTAGCGGTCAGTGCACTGGCCGCGCTGGTACTCGAATACCTGCTGGGCCTGCTCGCCGGTCCTGGTGTCGGTGACGATCTCGCCGAGGACGGTGCCGGTGTAGGTGGCGCTGACGTTCATCTGGTCTCCCTTGTCTTGTACCAACACCGTACCACGCTTGTACCAAATAGCAAGGGACGAAGGTCACATGACGGATGCCGCGCTGACCGCCCGCCTCCGCTCGGCCGCGGAGATCGTCGCCCGTGACGCCCGCCGCCGGTCGGCGCGCTGGTCCCGCCGCGTCCCCGGGTCGGTGCGGCTGCAGGGCGGCCGCCGGTCGGTGACGATCGTCGCCGGAGGAAAGGCGGCGCCGCAGGCCTACACGATGGAGGGCCGCAAGTCCGGCGCCCCGGTCTCGCACCCGGTGTACGGCCACGGCCCGCGGAAGGGCTGGACGTGGGTGAAGCAGGTCCCGCGGCCGTTCCTCCGCGAGGCCATCGACTCCCAGTCAGACGCGATGCTCCGCGAGTTCGCGAACGTCATCGATGACTGGGCGAAAGCCAGGGGCTTCAGGTAGCCGGGGCCCACTCCCGCCGGTAGTCCGGGTGGTCGCCGTAGACGGTGCCGAGCGCGAGGATCGTGTCGCAGTAGCCGCGGCCCTCGGTGGCGCCGTCCCAGTCGTGGCAGGTCTCGCAGCCGAACGTGAAGTCGCGGCAGCCGTAGGCCACGATCCGGTCGGTGAACGGGTGCGCGGCCAGGATCGCCCGCCCGGCTGCCACCTCGCGGGCTAGCCACCGCTGGGCGTCGCAGCAGTGGCCGTCGTCCCAGGGCATCCCGGAGCAGTCGAGGACGTGCCAGTCCTTCTCCGCCAGCTCGTCCAGCCGCGCGGCGAGGAACGCCGTCAGGTCATCAGCCATCCCCGCAGCATCTCATTACTGACAGGAAACCCCCGCATGAAGATCATCTATGAGGGCCAGGCGCACGACTTCGATTTCGACAAGATCAGGGTCAAGCAGGCCGTCAAGATCGAGAAGCACACGGGCGTGCCGCTTACCGAGTGGGGCGCGCTGCTGGAGGCAGGCGCGTCGATGCTGGCGCTGCAGGCGCTCGGGTGGCTGATCCTGTGCGACGGGAAGGGCGCCGTCGACGACGCCGATTTCGAGGTCGTGGCGCTGGGCGAGGCGTTCGCCGCGGCGATGACCGCCGAGGCGGAGGCAGCCGCGGCCGTCGCGGCTAAGGAGGACGCGGGCCCTACGCCGCCAGCCGGGCAGCTGAACGGGAGTGGAGGCGCTCCCATCCCGGCGCTGAGCCTTCCTTCAT